CAAGCGGCGGCCGTGGCAGCTCGATCTGTGGCGGGAACAGGTCAAACGTCATCTGCCACTGAGTGTGGATCAGCGTGACGTCGAGGTATTCCTCGGCGTACTCACGCGATGCCTGGATCACGGCACCGATGAGGGCATCGTCGGCGTCGTGCTCAACGCGAAGATGTGTCTTGGTCTCAGACAGCGTGATCGGCTCGACGGCCGGATCAGTCAGCCTTTTGAGGCTTCGGTATCGCACTCTTCCGCCTCCGCTTTGGCTGTTCTGGTGCTTCTTCTGCCTTGACCGGAGTAGATGCCACCGGCTTCGGCTTCTTCACTGGCAGCGGTGCGAGCTTGCACAGCCGCCGCTTGATGAGCAGATCGGCGCGGCCCTTGGTCAAGTCAGCGTGCTGACCCTTCTTGAACCACTTCCAATCTCTGACAAACTCAACTCGCATGATTCCTCCTGTGTCGTGAGCCACCGGCAGGCCGGGCCGCAGCGGTTAGCTACGGCCCGGCCGCCTACTGATTAGCTCAGGCACTAGGAGGCTGCGCCGAGCTTGAGGCCGACAACCGGGCCAGCGGTGCTGGCGGTGCCAAGGTCAAACCACTTAGCGGTTGCCCTAAGTGTCCCGATCAGAAGCGTCTGATCGTATTCCATGTACCTGTCGGTGCTGCTCTTGATTTCAAAGTCGCGGCGGATGCCGAAAGCACCGGCCCGGCTGAAATCACCAAAGAGGGCAATCACATCACCGGCACCAGCGGAGCTACCAGGCATCGCCTGCGACAGCACCACTGGATAGCCCATGAAGTTAGGCCCAGCACCTTCTTGCAGCGAGCTGATGCCCTGCGCCAAATCCAACCGCTGAAACACGGTATGGAAGACATAAGGCGAGACGATCCAGCGAGCGTTAGGCAGGCTGTACCGATTAGCCTTAGCAAGCACTGAAACGATGTCGTCCACGGTGACCTCGGTCGGCAGATTGTTGCCCACGTCGGTGGTGTGCAGGCAACCGGCAGAACCAGCAGCGAGAATGCCGCCGGTGCTGTCGAGGATGCCCGTGATGCTTCCGAAGCTGCTGGAACCGTCCCCGTTCACAACGGCTTCAGTCAGGGCTGCGGTATAGGTGCTGGTGAACTCAGTCACAACCATCTCTGAGAGATCAATCACTGAGTCAGAAATAAGAGCGTTGCTGACCCTGACTCCCGTGCCGTAGGCCGACGCCACCAGCTGCACCTGATTTGCACTGGCATCGCTAGTCGAAATCTCAGCGTTCTCAGCCACCCAGGCACCAGTGAAACCACCAGTACGCCGCGGAATCAGCAGGGTGTCCGAGGTCATCGGGAACCGCTGCATTTCCGTATATACTTCGTTCTTTTCCTCAACATTGCGGATGAGGGTCTGGCTCAGAACGTCGTCAACGAAAGCATCGCCAGCGTTCCCGGTCGCACCGCCCATAGCTCGGGTGTAAACGTCGTTCCGCTCGCACCAATCGCGGGCTGAGCTGTTGCCGAGAACATAGCCAGCAAGGAACTGCCCGCAACGGTAGGCCGTTTCAGCGTCCTTGAAGTTCCGCAGGCGGCCGTGATACTGTACAGCCCGTGGCTTTGCCACCTCGCGGACCTCGCGGGTCACTGGGGCGTCGAGAGCCGAGCAGCGATTCACGATCGCGTCGAGCTTCTGCCGGGCCTCGGCAACCTTCGCAGCCTTCTCTGCGGCGGCCTCAAGCTCTTCAGCTCGGGTCATCAGCTCGCCCAGGTCAGCGTCTCGCTGCTCAATCACAGCGGCGTCGTCGCTTTCGACTGCCCGCAGGTTGTCAATCTTGTCCGCAACTTCGCGGCTCTCACGCTTGATGTCTTCGATCTTCATGGTCGGTGTCTGCTCCTTAGAAGGTTGCCCGTTGTGGGTTACATTCCAAGATGCCAGACCGGCCGGGCCGTTTTGGTGTACGCTACACCTGTCGCCGCCGAAAAATAAGATGAGCGGGCACCGTGTCGCGGCGTTTCTGGCCGCAGGATCGGCACTCTAGATACTGCACCTGACTGCTACCGGTACGCTTGCTGTTCCGGCAACGCATCAAACCGCCGCACCGTTGGCAAACGCGATCAGCTGACACGCCGCAGCCACCTCGCAGCGTGTGCAGCTCGGGCCAGCGGGCTCACCCGCAGCGGGGCTGGCTCAGACTGCTCGGCAATCGGCTCGACCAGCAGCTCAGCGGCTCGCTGGCGAACGGCTGCGGTGGTCTCAGGGTAGGCCGGATTCAGCACCACGCTGACGTCGAATAGCTGCAACCGCTCGATGTAGCGGCGAGGCCCGTCTGGTGTCCGCTCATAGGTCTCATCTTGGCTGCGGACAGTGAAGGCAAAGCTGCTTGACTTCAAATCTCCCCTAGCAGTCAGTGCCTTGATGTCACGGCCCAACTGAGTGTCAGGCAAATCGACGTCATACCGAAGGCCACGCTCATCGGTGCTGAGTCGTAGCGTTCCAGACGATTGGCGGCCCAAAATCATGTTGCTGTCATGGTTGAACAGTGCAACTACGTCGGTCTCTGGATCAGCGAGCGTCTCATCAAATGCACCACGCCGCAAAATCTCGCGGAAACCGCCCGGAAGAATCACAGACTCGCTCTCAAATACTGCTGCATAGCCGGTCAGCCGCGGCTGACCGTCCTCCTCGCGGTACTCCACCGGCACAGTCACGCCGCGACGCTCAAAGCTCCGACCTTCTTGCTCTCGGTCCATCTCTTCGACCTTTCTGTTGCTCCAGCCCTGGGCCGGATCGCCACCCCACAGTAGCCACGCCACAAAACCGGGCGTTTCCTCACCCGCGTCATCCCATCCGGGCCGCTTGTCTGATTCATGCCGAGCAAACCAGGCCCGCATTTCGCGGACGTGGCTCTCGGTGAGCTCGTCACGCCTTGCGATGATGTTCGCACGCCGCACCGTCTCGGGCTTCAGGCCGTCGCCACTCTTGCCCTCGTCGTGCAGTCGCAGGCCGCGGCTTGCCGCCTCAGCCATCGCTGCTGTCGGCGTCAGGTCCGCCATTGCCACCTCCGTTGACGATCTGCTTCAGCGTCGTCATGTTCACCTGCAAAAACCGCTCGTCACCCTCTGGGCCGATTGGATTCATTCCCTCAGCGGCCCTCACCTCGTTGATAGACATGATTCCGCTGTTCAATGCCTGCTGATACCAGGCCGCACGGGCGGCAGAGTCGCCACGCATGAAGGCGTGTACGTCGTGCTCTGCGAATAGCGTCGGGTCGTCAATCAGATCGCGGGCGATGCTGTCTTCAATACGCCGAAGGTGCGGAAGCAGCGTATAGCTCAGGAACTCGCGGGACTGGTGCTCAATGTTGCTGTAGGTTGCACCGTCAAGCGACTGCACCAGATGCGGCGGCACGCGGAAGGCTCGGCAAATCTCAACGACCGCCATCTTGCGGGCGTCAATGAACTGGCTTGACTCGTTGGAGCCGCTCAGCTCATGCACTCGGAGCCCGTTAGGCAACACGGCTGTTCTATGCGCTCGGTCGCTGCCACGGTGCATCCTTTCCCATTGCTCCCGCATCCTCTCAGCGGCCTCAGGCGGTATCGGGTTATCGCTCTGCAAGACAACGCCGGGCCGGGCACCATTGGCAAAATAGGTCAGACCGTAGCTCTCAAGTGCCCTAGCGTGTGCAATTGCGTCACGCACCAGCGTCGGCAGACTCAGCCCATGCACGCCGTCGAGGGTCGGCATCCGCAGATGCCAGAGCTGCCGCTGGTTGTAGATGGTCTGGCGACCGTTGGGCTCGCGGTAGATGTAGCGAAGCGTGCCATCGGTCAGCCGCTCGGTAGTCATCCGCGACGGGTGGAGGGGCATCATCGCCGTAATCACGCCGCGGTCGTTGCGTACCAGCTCGCAGTAGGCATCGCCATATAACAAATAGAGCATGCATAATTGCTCGCGTAGCTCAAGGCTCGTCTGCTCGTCATTCGGTGCATATCGCATCAGCCGATACAGCGGCGAGTCGGTTGCCAGCACCTTTGCCCCGTTGCTGTCCATGCGGTAGATGTGCAGCGGCAGACTGCCGACGCTCTCGGCAATCACTCTGATGCAGGCGATGACCGCTGGCACCTCGGGAGCCGTCTCTGGCGTCTCACGCCGCATGCCGCCAGACCTGGCGAGGGCTGCAAAATCAAAGGAACGCAGCTCGCGGATGCGGTTCTCGTCCCGATTCTTGATGACTTCGACTGTACTCATACGCTTATTATGTTCCAGTCCTGCTCGGGCGGCGGTGTCTCAGCTGCGGCCTGCACGGCCATCGCTGTCACAAGTGCGGCGATGCCGTCAATTCGCTCGGTGCTTTTGGCCTTGCTTGGCTTTATATTGCCCTGATGGTCGCTCTGTACGGCACAATTTGCGGCGCACCAATCCATAATCGGGTGATTTACTCTCAGCTTTGAGTCTAACACGAGGGCCTCAAGCCTCTTCATGGGTGCTGATAAAGTGCCGTAGCCTTGTCTTACATTGACAATGTCGCAACCTTCGGCAGCTAGTGCCTGGCTCAACATCGTGGCGTTCCAAGGATCAACGCCGATCTGTTTCACGCCGAACTGGTCACAAAACGCCAGAATGTCCTGCTTTATTGTCTCATAATCGGTTGCATTGCCGTCTGTGACCCTGATATGGCCGTCTTTTGCCCATTGAATGTAGTCAACCTTATCCCTCAGGCTCCGCTGTTCGATGCTTTCGGACGGGCACCAGAAGAACGGCACAACGTCGAGCACGCCGTCATCGTCTTCGCTGACTATCACAGCGGCCGTCAGGTCGGTGGTTGAGGCCAGGTCAAGGCCCAGATAGCAGGCCCGGCCGGTCATATCGTGCGGCTGAGCCTTGCATTTGGCCCATGCCGAGGGCTTGAAAAAGCGTGTTTCTTGGGCGACCCAGACGTTGAGGCGATACCTGAGGAAGCTATTCAACTTTTGCGGCGAGTTGACCGCCTCGCGGGCGTCGGCTGCGAATGATTCCTCGGTGATCGTCTCGCCTAGCGACGGGTTGGCCTTTCGCCAGGTCTTCGGGCTCTGCGGATCGTCGGCCGGGTCCGCGGCGTAGATGCAACCGTAAAAGCTGGGGTCCAGCAGCGGGTCAGCTATCACTCGCTCTGCATACTGGTGCTGTTCCCAGCAGATTGACCGGCGATCATATCCCGCGGTCGTGATCGACAGCAGCAACGGCTGACGCCGGGCCGCTCCACCGTATCTAAGGGCATCCCATAGCCGCCGATCACGCTGGGCGTGTAGCTCGTCAAATAGCAGGCCGTGGATATT